CAGTGCTTATCCAACAACAATCTGCTCCGTCTGCCGCACCTGGAAATAGTTATAATGTTACAGTGTCTCCAACAATACATTTGCATGGTGGGAACAATACGGCTATGGACGCTCAAAAAATAAGTAGAGAAATTGCTACGCACGTAGAACGACAAATGCGCTTAACGTTACAGAGAGGCCGATAATGGCAGATAATAAAATAACAGGTTATGCAACAGACCAATTTTTTAACTCCAAAGTTTACGGAGAAGATTTAAATGTAAAGGAAACAGACAACCCAAATTTTGCGTACCCTGGAAACCGTGGTCCTAATGTTTATGACCGTGCTGGGGACACCACAAACTACGACCCAGGTCTTATACAACGTGGTTTTATTCGTGGCATTTTTCCAGAAATCTTAAAAGAAGCGGGAAAAACTGATAAATCATACACAAGCGCAGCAAAAGATTTGGTTACACGGCGTTGTTTTTTTCAATTTAACCCTTCCCTTATTTTGCGTTCTGTAGAAGCAAGCACAACAGTACTTAACCCCTTGCTTCAACCTGCAACAGAACTGTTACAACCTATCCCAGGTCAGGCTGCTTTTGAGTTTCAACTTCTTTTTAACAGGGAACGTGAAGTGTCTAACCACCGAAGGGCTTCAGGTTTTAAAAGTGGCACTGGAGACCCCACGATGTCTGAAGTTGGTACTTTTACAGCATCTTTAGAAAACTATGGTGCTGAAGGTAATGCGTACAGCCCTGACCATGTAGCCGACCTTGGAGTACTTTCAGATTTATATGTTTTAGATTCAATCATTGGTCAATCTATAACACAAGATAGCATTAATGCTTTAACTGCCTATTGGAGCATCCAGCAAAAAAACAGAGTTGGAAGCGAATCTGTAACAGAAAACCAAGATGGTACTACAACTACTACAACTACAAGTAGCAACGGAGATGTTGTAGTAACTGTTAGAGATAAGGCTGGCAAACTAGTTAGTGAAACACCAACATTGGCTTCTCCTGATTCATTTGGTAAATTTGATTTTAATAGTGATGACACTAAAACAAAACTTGCATCAGTTCTTGGTAACTCTGCATTTTTAAGCCCTTTACCTGTTCGTATTGTTTTTTCATCTTTGTTTATGGTTGAAGGGTTTGTAACTTCTTCTGCTGTTGCCTTTCATAAATTCAATAGCAAAATGGTTCCAACTGTATGTAGTGTTACTTTAAACGTACAGGCACTTTATTTAGGTTTTGCAAAAAAGAACTCTTATGTATCACAACAACTTGCAACGCAATTCACAACTGTTGCTAAAAATAAAAAAGAAGAAACAGAAGCACGAACAACTGCAAAAACAGCAATGCAAGGTTTAAAAGTTGCGCTTAATTATGTAACCCCTCATGGAAGCGTAAGCGGTGATAGTTTAAACAGTTGGTGGGCTTTTGGTACAAATAACAATTGGAATTTTTTACAAGGTGGAAGAGATATAGAGGGTACTGGAGCACGCTTTGATTCGGTTAACAAAAACAATGGAATTATCTGTTGGGTAGATAAAGCACTTGCAGCCAGTATAAAAAGTAATAATGTTCAAAACATCTCAATTGAAAAAATTGAATTAATTTTTATAAATAAAGACAAACTTCCACCCAAAGACAGAAATGTAGCAGCAGTTAAAAAATCTTTAGACGCAAGCGGAAAAGTTCCTGGACATGTAGGGGGGTCTAGAGGGGGGAAAATAGTTGAACTTATTAGAACTGAATTAAATATTGTAGATAATATTAATCAAAATTATCTAAATAATGGGGCAGGTGCGAACGGAAAATCTGCTAAAGATGCTATTGAAACTCCTGACATTGAAAAGTCAACAGCGGCTAAACCTATTAAAAAACCTTGGCAATCAGCACCACTACAAACTGGGATTATACCAGAAAACCGTTTTGGAACAACTAACATAATGGTTGCAATGGTTGTTAAAATATCTTGTAACTACCCTTTTGGAGAAGTAGATACTTCTCCAGACACTGTTTCAATTTACAAATCTATGGTAATAGACAATGTAAACCCTGCTTCTGCTACCTTTATTACTAACAGCAAAAATGGGAAAATAGGTTTTACAGTATGATTATCAATGGTTCTCGTTACGTTCAATCTGTGGTTACTTATGAAAATCAAGCAACACAAATTGCAATTCAAAGTACAATGTATTCACCACAAAGAATAACAACTATTACAACTAAATCGGGTGATACTTTTCAAAAGATTGCCTCCCACATTCTAGGTGATTCTACGCAGTATTGGAAAATTGCAAAATTAAACCCTTTTATTAAATTTCCTGATGCAATCCCAACAGGTTCTATTATCCGTGTTCCATTGTCGTGATTTTTAAAACTTCTTCTCCTACATCTCCTGATGTGTCAATTACTATTGACAGTGTTCCAACTAACTATTTATCACTACAACGTATTTCTATTGAAGAAAAAGAAAACAATCATAACCTTGTAATTCTTGATTTCTCAGGATTAAACCCCAGTACTATTTTTGATTTTATTGATAAACCTATATACATTAATATATCTTTTCCTTCATTGGGTGGTGTTACTTTTTATGGTTACATTGGTTTCTTAGAACCACATTCTGAAACAAACAATGGACTTGTTAATCAAAGTGCTTTTCAAATTACTCGGATGTATTGTTTCGGTGCTAGTTACATGATGAAATCAAAAAAATCAAAGGCTTGGGAAAATGTAACTATTTCAGACATTGCAAAAACTATTGCTGATACATATAAGTTTTCAGTGTCTGTGCCTAAAGACCCCTACAGATTCCCTAGGTTAGTTCAGTCTTCTAAATCAGATTGGGAATTTCTTAAAGAAACTTGTAATACATTAGGTTATTCAATTAGCGCACGAGGTACCCATCTTCACATTTGGGACCCATTTCAAGCAATGAATCACCGAATCTCTTATGCAGTGCTAAAAACAATTGCAGGATTAAATGGCAATGTTTCTCCCAATGTTGGTCAAATCCTTAATTTTGATGCAACTATTGGAAATGTTTCAACCACTGGTGAGCGCACCCCAGAGACTATTCACATGCTAGATAAAAACAATGTAATACTTTCTGTAGGTGGAGATTTAAATAAAGAAACGTCTGGATTAGGAACACCCTTAGAGTCTCCTTTTACAGACACTGTTTCTAAGAATGCTGATAGTTACGAAATGGCTAACAAGTTTATTTTAGGCTCATTACGCCATGCATTCTCAATGAGCGCCACTGTACAAATAACAGGTAATCCAACTATTAAACCAGGTGGAATTGTAAAATTGGATAAGTACAATACAGATTTTGATGGTTTTTGGTATGTTCGCAGTGCTCGTCACGAGATTACCCATTCCCAACTTGTTACTACATTAGAAATGCTTAAAGACAGTATTGGGGATGCTACATACACTACAGTAGTAGCAGAAGACTATGTAACCCCACCAGTCCCTTCGTTAATTAACAACCGTTGGGTGTCTTCTACCAACTACATAAATACTTACTAAGGATACATATGAAAGCAATATCAATTCCCTTTAATTTTTCAAATGGTTCTGTAGTAACTACTACACAGCAAACAACAATAACAGAGCAAAATATTGTAGATGTGCTAATGACCTCTCCTGGGGAACGAGCAATTAACGTGGGTTACGGTGCCAATATTCAATCACTATTGTATGAACCAATGGATACCCTTGTTTTTGATGACTTTAAATTAGATGCTTTAGACAAAATAAATAAAGTATTAACATCTGGTAATGTTGTAAACATTGCAACTTCTTATCCCGATTCTCCCCAAATGTCTTTTCCTGAAGATTCCACTCTTTATGTAACTGTCCAATATTCCCTACCTTTTGAAGGTTTTAGGGGATTCACTTTTAATGTAAATACAACTATTTAGTAGGTTATAACTATGCCAACATTTGATTATACAAGCCGTGATTATTACGGCATCCGAGAAGATTTACTAGCACGTGCTGCAACTTTGCCAATTGGGAATGACTGGGACACACGTTCTCCCGCCGACTTTGGTGTAGTGCTTGTAGACCTTTGGGCTTACATGGGTGATGTTTTACATTTTTATGTAGACCAAGCAGCCGCCGAAACTTATTTAAATACAGCCACACAACGTGATTCAGTTTTAGCATTGGCTAACCTGTTGGACTACACCCCTTTAGCCCTTAACTCTGCATACGCTACTATTACACTAGGAAAAACAACTGGATTTGTTAATGGCACTGTTATTCCTGAAGGCACTAGTTTTATAGCGCCTTCCCGAAACACTACAGAAAATACTGTTTATTTTACTAGCACTGCATCCGCAAGTATGTCAGCGTCAACAGACTCAGTAACACTAACGTTACAAGAAGGAGAATTAGTAACTTCGGAACAAATTATCAATACAATTGTTGCTGATGGTAATAAAAGTAATGGATTACCTAGCCAACGTTTTATTTTAAGAAACATACATGTAATCCCTTCTAGCGTAACTGCGTATGTTTATGAAGGACCAGTAGTTTCAGGAATGCCTACTTTTGTAGAATATTTGTATGTTGAAAATTTAAACGAATATACTGCCTCTGATAGAGTATTTACTGTAGAAGTAGCAGCCGATGGACTTGTTCAAATCATTTTTGGTAATGGAGTAAACGGAAAAATACCAGCAACAAATGCTTCAATTACTGCTGATTACATAAAATCATCAGGCGCTTCTGGAAATATCGCACAAAATAGAATTACTGCTTTTGCAGGTAGTGCGCCTACAGGAGTTACTATTATTAGTTCT